ATGATGTACGTGGGCCTGCCCCAGTGGTCGCACCCGAAATGGGTGCGCCTGGGTATTACCAGCCTTGAAGAGTATGCCCGACACTTTAACTGCGTGACGCGGCAATTTTAAAAATCACTAAAGAACGCCCAAGAGCATGTGTATTCTTTATAATTATCAATCACATAAAATTCACTTCATATGAAAATCAGCAAAGTTCATATGAGTAAAAATGTCCCACTCATGCCCCAAACCGCCTCAAAAACAATTTTTTTGCCCCATCCATGCCCCATAGCTCTCTTCTGAAATGCTATATACCTAACCGTTGACACTGTACAAATAACCAGTATAAATTCTCTTTAAAAATACAGTCGTTTCCGGAGGTCTTTATGTTCGTTGAGCTGGTCTATGACAAGCGTAATGTTGATGGCTTGGTTGGCGCCAGAGAGATTATTCTGGCAGAGCTGACTAAACGGGTGCACCAGATTTTCCCTGACGCAGAAGTGAAGGTTAAGCCGATGCAGGCGAACGCCTTAAACAGCAACGCCAGCAAAAGTGATCGTGAAAAACTGAACCGAATGCTGGAAGAAATGTTTGATGAATCTGACATGTGGTTAACGTCAGAATCACCTACCGTTCGTCAGGTTGGTATTTGAGTTTTACTCAGGTAGTATTCCCGGCGATTGCTCAGGCATGAACACTGAGCAACCATCCGCCGCCCGTTCTTGCATACGACAGGCGGCGGTTTATTTTACGAAGCAGGTTCTTGTAAGGCCGCTTCACTCGATTCTTTCTGGCGTTTATTCCAGATGCTATCCTCTGGCATGTCTAGGCGTACGTCGATCCAGCTGTTGGCCGGAACATCCATAGGATCCCCTTTTGTTTTGACGATCTCCCCTTCATCGCTCAGCATGTATTTCCGCTTAAAAAGCCGAATCGTCAGCCCACCGCTTTCTGTCTGCTCCGCTTCAACAACACCCAGCTCTCCCATTCCACCCGGGTCCATTGGCGGCAACAATTGCCAGCCTTCTGATGCCAGGCCTGCCGAGCCGATAAGAACATACACCCCAACATCCAGCCGCGAGATTTTGATCCCTTCAGCCTCGGCGTTCGCCGTACCGCAGCCGCACCAGGTGAAGCCTACTTCGTCAACATCGGTACGCTGGTTCTCTTCCTGAGATTTTACGATTCTGGCGATCGGAGATGCAGCCTTGAGCGTTCCGTCACTGGCTTTCGTGGTGTTCTGCGTCGAATAAATGGTGTGCGTCGTGGAGAACCCTACGTTAGCATTGCCCTGAATTGTACCGTTGCCCTGACGGTACTTCAGTCCCTGAGAGGTTGAGGCAAGCTGCCACGACACATAGCCACCAGCAGAAAAATCATGCCACCCACGTAGCGTCAACATACCCGTGTAGGTGTCTGCCCCGCTACCGCCACCCCAGCCACTTCCTCCAAGCTGTATGCCAAAAGACATACCGAGCGGGTACTGTGATATAGCGTCGTAAGGGCCGATATTGCGATAATCGCGATGGCATTGCGCCATGACAGCAGCTCCGTTTAGATACGCGGAACCTGGGGAAAACTGGCTATCAACGTCTCGTGTAGCGCTGTTTCCTAAACCGAGTTTTGTGCGAGCGTCAGCGGCATTCTTTGCCCCGGTCCCTCCCTGCTCAATGCTGAGAGCTGTTTTCAGCCCAGAAAGGCTGGTAATGTCGCTGTTATCCCCTTTCTTCGCCAGAGATTTTTGACCCGGCACGGTAACGACAGTGCCGTTGATAGTGATGGTGACATCAGATGTCCCGTTCATTACATCAGCGAACCCGCTCATGTAGCGCTGGTACATCGTGAAGGTTTCAGCGATATCCTGCGCCAGACCATCCACGCTCAGACTGTCACTCAGAAGAATGGCAAATCGGGTTCCGGCGGGAACAGTTGGGTTAGCTGCTGGCGTTACGGTGAGACTTGTTGCGCTGCCGATGGTGGTAATCTGAAATACCTGCACAGGGCTGGTCATTGCAATAACGGTACAGCCGTTACGAATAAGAGAACCAGCAGCAGTGAAGTTTGTGCCGGTACCTGTAAGGGTGTTTCCGCTGATGGCGATAGTGCCAGTGGTATAAATCATGTTTTCTCCAGGCAATAAAAAAACCCCGCCGGAGCGAGGTTGATTAAAAAGATAGTTTATTCAGACGTACATATCGGGTAGAACGGGAAGGTTCAGTGGCGTTACCGTGTCATTACCAAAAATTGCATACCGCTCGCGCCCAAGATATTTCCCACCCTGAACTGAAGCACTGCCGTTCTGTATTTTTATTCCAAACATTCGATACACATACATGCCATTTACTTCATGGGCCATCAGCCCGAATCTGCCCAGCGGAACATAGCCTTTGCCGATGCTCACGGCATTTTTCGAAGGCGTCCAGAGCTGATTGAGGTAGACGAAGGGACGCCTGGTTGTTGAAAACGTGCAGGCTCCGGCTGCATTGAAGATGTTTAGCCCCGTGCCAGGCTGCGGCGCCACGCCACTGGCGAAGATGACAATATCTATCGTGCCGGTCGTCGGAGCATCATCGTTGGTGGATGGAGGGCTGAAGAACCTGACCGTGTTGCCATCGAAATCGACTGTATTACCGCTATTGCAGCGCCCAAAGACGATATATTTGGACTTGTCGTATCCCGCTATTGTGGGAACTGCCCAGCCGCCAGTGGGGACATTGACGGTCCCCTTCCAGATACACTGCCCTGACTGCGTGGCATTGGTAATCGCCAGGAAGTCAGTACTGTCATCAATAAGCAGGCCTTCTCCTTTACGCTGGCCAGGAGGAAATATCTGCCAGATGCTTCCGGGGAACGTGTACGTACTCTCACGCTCACTGATGCTTACGTCCTTCATCGTGGAGTTCTGCGTCACACGGCCACCGGATATGGTGACCGAGTTCATTTTATGAAGCAGCCCTGAATCAAGGTAAGCTGTCGCGTGCGGGATAAACAGCACCTGCGCCCCGGAAACATAACCGGCAATATCAGCGTATTTGGCTTTCTGGTAGCCACTGTCAAAGTAGGCTCCAAAAGACGGGCACCGAAGACCCGCCGTTATCTCCATCCGCTTTCCGCCATCATTCAGATCAATTAGTAGTCCTCTTGGCATGTTATGTCCATTCTCCAAGTACGATACGGCCGCCTCCGGTCAGGTTGATAGTTACACCATTACTGTCTATCACCGTCGCCTTGTTCGGCCCACTGAATCCAAAGTTACCCGTTGTGGCGTAAATCGAGCCACGAACAGTCACGTTGTTAAACACGGCATACCCGGACTTGTTGATATGCCATCCGACATTCCCTGTTCCATCCCAGGTTGATGACTGGATGTAATTACCGATTTTACTGTTACCGATCGTCCCCTCCCCGATAACAGCATCGCGGATTATCAACTGACCATTTTGCGTGGTGAATACGATGGTAGGGGTTCCTCCTGCCTGCATCATCACTGCAAAACGATCTGCGAGGAATAATACCTGCGACTGCATGCCAGATGGAGTATTCTCAACACCTATCCCCATACCAGCAGCATACTGTTTTCCGTTCGCATCCACGGCAACCTTGATGCTGTACATCGCCTTCAGGTCGCCGTTGACGTTCGCAATGGCCTGCGCGTTGGTGGTGATCGCTGAAGTGTGCCCGTTGATGGTCGCCGTAATGCCGTTTATCTGCGTGGCCGTGGCCTGCTGATAATTGGAAAACGTCTGGTTCAGGTTGTTGATTGCTGCCTTGTTGCCGTTCACGTCAGTCTGCACACTCAGCAGCGAACGCGCTGTTGCCTCCCTGTCGCTTGCCATAACATTATCAATACGATCGATGCTGGCCTTACTGTCACCATACTGCGCGCTGAGTCTCACCTGCTGATCAACCTGCGCCAGCGTACTCGTTATTAGCGCGATAGCGTTATTCTGGATGCCGCCGCTGGCAGTATCTGTCCTTGCTCCCAGTTCCTCCAGACGGGATGCCATTGATGAAGTCGTGTCGGTGACAACCTGTCGCAACGTGGTGATATCAGCGGTATTTTGCGAGCTGGCTTGCTCGGCCGCATCTGCCTTACCTGATGCAGCGTCAGCTTTACTCGAAGCCGAATCAGCTTTATCAGAAATGACCTGAGTACTCGCAGTGAGCTGATCAACAGCAGTAGCCCTTGCCTGAGCTTCATCTGACAGAGCCTGCCTTACCTCGGTAATTCCCGCTACGTTCTGCGCTGTTTTTGCCTCAAGACGGGTAACATCCGTTACGCGCGCCTCCGTTTCAGTAGCGATCACCTCCCGGAGTTGTTCGAAGGTCGCAGAGTTAGCGCCCTGCTGGGCTGTCTGCCGCACGACAACATCAGCAATAGCAAGCGCGTTGCCGATGATTGCTTCTGCTGTCTGCTTATTCGATCCAACCGCCGCTGCAAGACCGTTTGCATTCTCTTTGATTGCATCAGCCAGTTCTGCGAACTTTTCACTGCTCTGCAACGCGCTCTCGATCAGGTCTTTGAACGTATCAGTCTCTTTAATCTCCTCCAGGATTGCATCGGTGATATCGGATACATCAATGCTGGCCTGCCCGCGCACAAAGTCTGTGTACCCTGATTCGTTTCCGCTGCGGTCCACCAGCTGCGCGCGGTACCAGAAAATTTGCCCTGCCTTAAGGCCCATCTGCTGATACTTGCGCTGCGGATAGGGTACGTCTGCCAGCAGCATCGCATCGTCTTCGGTACCGGTCAGGCTGTACTGAATTTCCGTCTTCAGCGTGTCGTCGGTGTTCGCCGGGAATCCCCAGTTCAGCTCGATACCGAATACCACATTATCGGAAGCGATGAAGCCGACCGGTTTCGGCGGATTGCCCACTTTCCCCGTCAGCGTTTTCTCTTCTGAATAGCCCCATCCGGACGAGATTTCTGCGGCATTGATTGCGCGTACGCGCACCAGGTAGCGCCCGGCATAAATCCCGGGGACGTCGAATGACGTGGTGGAGCTGCGCGGCACGTTAACCCAGTTCCCATCATTGCGGCGCCATTGCGCTTCATAGGCGATAGCGTTCTGCGCCTGGTCCCAGCTCACGCGCATCGTTTCGACGCTGATATTTTGCTGCACCACAGAAAACGAGCTGATCACGATGTTCGCAGGCGGCGACTGGTTGCCCGGCGGGATCACGCTCACCGGCCGCTGGTCAATGATGGCTCCGGTATCGATTCGGGCATATTTATCCGGATCGTGCCATGCACCGGTAATGGTGAAAGTGCCATCATCGTTATCAGCGACACTCACAACACGATACTGCTGCGCGTAGAGTTCGTTTGACTCAACCACCCAGACAGCTTCGGCCTGAGGCGTCTCACTGTACGCGGTGGTGACTGTGACCGATTCCCCGTTAACCGCCTGAATGGTCCTGCTCTGTGACGCTCCGGAGGGAAGGTTGAGGATAAGGCGATCACCTGCTGCCGCATCAGCTACACGGTCAAGTTTGATAACGCGACCATTAACGGCGCTGATGCGTCCGCCCATAACCTTTCCGGAAAGCAGCTCGTCTGCCACAGCGATGATATAGCCAGGCTGCGGTATGTTTCCGTCCAGCCCGACATCGAACGAAACAACGCGATCCTTGTTGTTGGTGAGAATACCCCAGCGCCCCTTTCGGTTCGCTTCTGACTGTCTGGTACAGCCAATGGCTGTCATTTCCAGCTGATTGAAGCCGTACCGCGCCACCAGCGCCTGCTCGAACACGGGTTCCATCGCGTCAGCATAGGCGTTACCGGGATCGGACCATGAAACCAGCGCTGTAGTGTAGCGGGTTTTCGTTGTGCTGCTTGAATAGGTGAAGCGACCGCCAACAACGTTAGCGCGCGTGTAGCTGTAATCCACATCACGGGGCATATCGGCCAGAGCAACGATCTGATCGCCACCCCAGTACGTCATGCCACGGAATATGGCCGCAAAATCACGCAGGACTGTATAAGCGTCGTTTCGGTCCTGGATGTACACGTTGCAGGCATAGCGTGGTTCTGTTCCATCGCCACCCTTACCGTCCGGCACCATCTGATCGCAATACTGGGCGACCTGATAAAGCGTCCATTTATCGATGTTAGCAGCAGTCAAACGGTGACCGAGGCCGAACCGGTCAGAAACAACCAGATCGTAAAATATCCACGCAGGGTTATCCGTCCATGCCCACTTAAACGCCCCGGTCCATGTCCCGCTGTAAGAGCGGGTTTCTGGGTCGTAAGTATCAGGAACCCGAATAACGCGGCCACGAGGCTCACAGGAGATCTGAGGTATAGAACCATTAAACTGGCTGGAGTCGAATTCAATGTACAGCAGCGCGGTGTTCGGATATCGCAATTTCGCATCAATCACCTCAGTGAAGCTCTGTAGCGTCATCGTGTCGCCGATTTTCGCGCTGTTGGCGTCAGCGGTAATTTTGCGTAGTCTGATTGTCCAGGTGCTGCCCGCCTGAGGTAAATCAATACGGTGGCTACGCTCATAACCTGAGGTCGTTTTCCCGGTCACACTGGTATTGAGGACTGTCTGCCATGTCCCGCCGTCCGTCTGCAAGTCAATCGCATAATTAACCGAGTAACCAACCAGATCGCCATCGTCCTCCTGCTTGAAAAGCGATGGCCATTTCAGGCGTAAACGAACCGCTGAAAGCTGTGTATTGGTGAAGGTTCGTGTCCACGCTGTAGCGCTCGTTACCTCGGTTCCCACGCTGATTTCGTTTTCGGTACCGGGAATGCCCTGAATGTACTTCTGGGCCTGTGTACCCGCGCGAAATTCCCACGTAACGCCGCTGAAGTTTTGGGAGCCGTCGGAGTTCTCCAGCGCCGTTCCGTCCAGGTAGATATCCTTCCCGGTGAGCTGTCCAGCAAACTCCCCTTCCCCAAGCGCAACGAGAATCTTTGCCTTCGCTACAGATTGCAGATCATCAGGCTGTTCGGTAGGAGTTCGGGAACTGGAGCTCCCCCCTTTTCGTCCGGTAATTTTATTCGCCATATCGCGCCCATAAAAAAAGCCACCCGAAGGTGGCTTGTAAAAAGGTTTGTTCTCTACTGCTGATCTTCGACATAAATTCCGGCAGAAATAATTGCCCCGCCGATTCGACGGCGGCCGTAGAGGACCGGTACCGGGTAACCCTGCGCGGCGGTGTTTGTCACCCCACCGAATGCGTACGATGCACGGTTATCTGCGCTTTGTTTGCTGGCCAGGCCACCAGGTTGAGGCGAAAGCATCTGGACAACTCCACCAGCAATCATAGCTGCACCAAATTTATACCCGAAGGCTGAAAAGGGGTTACCTGGCGCAAAATAACTTCCTACTGCGGAAGCAGCTACAATTACGGCACCAAGGATAGTTTGTAACAAACCAGACCTTTTACTGCCGATAACAACGGGAACTATTCGGATAACTTCTCCTGTTACGGGGAAGCCTAGATCATCAACACCAATATTCTTCTTACCTTTAAAAACAGAAAAAGTAAGCCCTCGGCGATTACTATTAATCATATAGCTCTCAAACCCCGGTATAGTTTTTGCGAGAGCAACGCCAGCTTCACTTACTTTAGAAATTAACCTATGATGGATTTTCCCAAAGGTTTTCCCTAATGGCCCACCAAGTTCAATTCGAGACATAACCTCTGACATTTTTTCACCTTATAAAAAAACCTGCCAAAGCAGGTTTTGAATGGTTTTTATTTATATGGCGTCTATTTTAAGGTCGTCGGCCTTATATCCAAGTCCCCACCCTCATCAATGAAAATTCGCACATACTTATTTTCTCCATCGCCTAAGTTTATGTAGCGCTCTTGTCTTGCTTCGTTTGCGCCACATAACCCCCTCCCCTCCAAGGCGGCTCCTACTGCATGTTCACCCTTGGATAAATAAAACCTTACTTTTTCTTTAGGCTCTAACTTTGCAGACAACTGTCCATCTATATAAACGGATGCAAAACATCCACCGCCTATAAACCCACTATCTCTAACAACAGTAATAGACTGGTTAGAATCCGATTGCTGAAATTTAAAAGTTCTGTCAGATGGTGCAAACGAAGCTTCGCTTGGAGGGGTTACGCTTGTTGAACAACCAACCATTAATAAAGAAAGTGCCAATAATGCTTTTTTCATATCCCTATCCCCTTTGGTTTTACAAAAGGTTAGCACAGAGATTTGTAACGGAGAATCTTCATCGTTCGTTCCTGCCAGTAACCGCCATATGGTACTCGCTGACTCAGGTGACCGTACAGGTGGTGCAGCAGCATATTGCCCTCCAGCAATATACCCGCGTGGTTCCACTTATCAGCCTGGACCTGCATGATCACCATATCGCCAGGTTTCGGCGGCCCGTCGAATTCACGGAATCCGCACTCGTACCAGCAATCCTGATAGAAGTTGTCCGGATAGTCTTTTTCCCACCAGGGATAATCAACCCGGTAATCGTGGAGTTCGATACCATGCGTTTGCCGGAAATAGCTCATTACCAGCCCCCAGCAGTCGAAGTGACCAAGCACAAAAGGACGCTCCAGCAACGGCAGCTCTCCGCGCGGCTGGATGGTGCGTAAATCCCCCTCCGGCCAGCTCACGATATGCCAGGGTAAAAGCGTTGCGTCGCATTGCGCTTTATCCAGTTCGCTCGGCTGCGTAGTGGCGTCAGGGTGGCTGTGAACGATGGCGATCACCGTACCCCAGTCCTCAGCAGATGCGTAATCTTCGGGGCAAAGGACAAAATTGTCCTCCGACGCCGCGGCAAGATTCCGGCAAGGAAAATAACGTTCAACGCGGCTTTTCTGCGCCACCACACCACAGCACTCACGAGGATATTCAGCGGCAGCATGCGCCATAATCGCATCAATGGTTTTCTGACGCATATCAGCTCCTGATCAGCGACGTACCCGGGAACCCACCAAACGAAAGTTCGTTGTTTTCACCGAACCGAAGTTTGCAGGCCGTCAGCGTTCCGTTGCATTCATCCAGTGACGGATCGCTTACCGGGTTGTTGTTTTTGTCGAAATAGCGCGTACCGGCATAGTCGCAGCCGTCGCCGGTGCGGTACTTATTACGAATGCACCATGTGCACAGGGAATGAAGCTGCCGCGTGGGGATCATTTGTCCCTGAAGATCCATAGGGCTGGACAGTACAAACTCAATGGTTTCGCCAGCAAGCTCGGTCGTTTTCCCGTCGATATACCAGACCTGAAGTTTCTCCTGAGTCGGATCTGCTGTAGGGTTACCGCCTGCGAAGTTTTTCGCATCGAGATATTTTGCCTTTGTGTCGTGAATGGTGACCTTAGCCTGTAGCAAATCGTCATACGCAAGACACAGGGCAGAAATAGAGCTTTCGATGTTCGCGACCGTCAGTGATGGCGTCGCATTGCTGCCACTGGTCGATTTCTCCAGCCCTTCCAGCTGATACGGCCAGGCGGAATATTCATTACCCTGCCACCAGATTGGTTTCGCGGGGAGCTTGGCCTCATCCCCGCCAGCGGCGACTATTTCCGCTTCGGTGTGGGGAATGTTGTAATTGTGAAACCGGAGAACGTCCGTCAGTCCAAAAGAAGAACCGTCCACCTCAATCAGACGAACGTCGTTTCCGGCTTCCAGCTTCTGATAGTCTGCGTTTAAGCTCATGGTTTAAATGCCTGGATGAATGTTGCCGTCAAAGACCAGTTGCCTCCCCCCATTGGGGAGGGCTTGTACTGTTTGCATCGATAGAGACCCAAATCCTCAAGCGGCGGCTTCCATGCAAATGCTTTTGTTCCCTCATGGCGATCAAGAAAGTCTTTGATCGACTTGATATAGGGTTCCAGACCTACAAAGGTCAGATCCCAGCTTTGTGAGCGAGGGTTGAGTCCGTCACCGGATGTCTGGGTGTAACCATCTCCGAACTGCGCCTCACGCGTACGCATGGTGACGTCCTGAGAAGGATTCACCCTAGGGCTCCAGTTGAAAGTTTCCAGCGCCATTACCGCCTCCCGTTTGTACTGTTCCAGATTGCCCCTCCGGGACGAAGATCAGCCTGTATCAGCTTTCGGTATTCATCTCTGACAAAATTGCCTACGCTTTTACCGAATTTTTCCAGCCCGCCAGATGATTGTGATGCCGTACTGCCATCGCCATTGATAGTGATGAATACCTGAGGAGCAGCACCTTCAGAGGCACCGCCTGACACTGCGCGAACCCCAAGTGAACCATCAGCTGCCCGGGTCAATGGCATGATCGCTTCTGGTCCCGCTTCACCCATTACTCCGGCACCTTTCGCGAATGCGAAAAAGGTAGGGTTATCGACAACCTGGCCGCTATAGGCACTTAAGTCTGAGGAGGAATAAACGCCGCCTTTAGCATTGAACTGGAAATTGCTCCCATAATCGGCAATCGCTGTCCCTGAGCTGCCTGCCGTACTTCCCCCAACACCGCCAAGTACACTCGAACCAACCCCCATAATTGAACTCAGGATTGTATTTGTTACGAGCGCCTGCGCTGCCATATCGACGAGGTTTTGAATTATCGACTGAGTAAGCGTGGAGAAGAGGTTGATCACGCCCTCTTTAAATGTCTGCGTTTTAGTCAGCAGCCCCGTCAGGACATTAGTGGTTCGCTCCCGGGTAGCCTCAACCAGTCCGATCGCCAGATTATTGAATTCACTCTGTGAGCGATATAATTCCAGCGCGGTCTGATACTGTGCATCAGCAGAATCTTTACTGCTCTTCTGCATCAGCATTTCGTATTGCTGCTTACTCAGCGCACCATTGCGATAATAGGTCTTTACCAGACTTTGCTGCTGTGCGAGTTGGTTCCTTTGCTGGGCAAGCGGATCAACGTCCCCGGCAAGCTCAAGCCGTGGTGCTGATAGAGCATTAGCCTGGGCCTGTAGGATTTGTCGGGATGTCTCCTGTGACAGTGTGACACGCGTAGCCATGTACTCTTTTTCAGTAAGCAAACGTGCATCAAGGAGAGACTTGAGCTCCTGGCTCGCTTCCTTCTCTTTATTGATGGCCGATCGTGCCGGGGAATACTGCTCAGCAAGTTCGTTACGTTGCTTCTGATAATTTTCAGCATTCATTAACAGCGCACGCTGTAGATCCTGCTGGCTTGCTCCATTTTTACGCGCCGCAGCGATCAGCTTTTCCTGACTGGCTTTCTCCTGAAGATCAATTTTTCCAAGGCTGGTTGCATGAGCTTCTTCGATTTCCCTGCGCAACTGAAGATACTGATTGACCGTTTCCTTCCTGGCCTTTTGAGTATCTTCACCGGTCCAGGGTGTGGTAACACCCTCTCCGGCTTTAGCTGTCTGAGCTGTGATATTTTTGATGTCATTCGCGAGCGATTTTGCTTGTTCGGCGATCCCTGTCTGGACCAAAAAACGCGCCTTACTGACATTCTCAAGGTTAGACTGTGTTGTCTCTAACCCTTTATTAACGGCTTCAAGGTCAGCTTCTGCCCGTTTCTTACTGTCCTCTACCCCCTTTTTCTGTCGGAATGGGTCAAATCCACCGAGGCTATCTAGTCTGCTGTCTGCGTCCTGAATTTCCTTGATGAGCTGGTTACGCTGAGTTACCTGATTTTCATACTGGTCTTGCAGGTCAATCTGCTTAACGGCCAGCTGTTTATCAGACATCTGCATCAGCGCAGCAGTGGTTTCAATGACAGCATCCTTGAGGTTAATTGCTGACTGTCGGGCATCCTTCGCCTGCTGATGAAAATACAGAAGTGCGGAGCCTGCCAGCATCGCAGCCCCAAAAGGTCCACCGACAAGCGCCAGGGCCCCGCGAGCGAGCCCCACAGCTACCGAGGCAGCACGAGCGGTCAGAGATACCTGACGATTAGCTGCTGCCAACTGCATTTTTGCACGAGTGGCCAGATTAGTTTGCTCGGTTTCTTCACGGATAAGTCGGTTAAACTCTCCCTGGTAATTTACGTTCAAACCATGCTGCCTGGCCGTTTTTTCCAGCTGACGGTAATAACCAAATTCCGCATCATTTCGCTTTAGCGTGGCAGAAGTAGCTTCCAGCGTTTTACGTGCGCCATCAGCCTGAGCCGCTGCTGCTGCTTTAACGGCTGCCTGATTCTGCTGCCATGCGCTTATGTTTTCGCGAAGACCAGCTGTCAGTTTGGTCGAAAGAACCGGGATCAGTGTGTATAAGGCCACACTTGCAACCGCGTTGAAATTATCGGTAAGCAGGTTGATACCGTCAGTTACTGACTGAATGCCTGAACGAAGCGGTCCGGTACTACTTTGACCAATTTTAATGATCATGCCTTCAAAAGCACTGGTCAGCCCCATGATGTCGCCATTCAGGTTATTAACACGAATAGCGGCCTGCTCATGCGCAGTCTGTGTTCCAGTTAGGGCAAGGGTTAATGCGTTAAGTTTGCTGCGGTTGTCCACCAGCACTGATGCCGCATTGATATTCTCAACACCGAACAGTTTTACAGCCTGAGCCGTAGAAAGGTTTTTCTTTGAGAGATTATCCAGAGCACCACTGAGCCCCACAACCGATGGTTTGAGCGTTTTGTCTGTACCTTTCTCGAGGGCAAGAATAACGTTTCTCAGCGCAGTTCCTGCTTCACCGCCTTTGATTTCACGCTCAGCCAGAACCTGAATCGCTGCGTTAAGCGTTTCAAACCCAACGCCTGCCTGTGCAGCGGCCACCCCACCATTTTTAATAGCCGCAGCTGTATCTGCGATTTCCGATGCCCCGAACTTGGCACCGGCAGCCAGCACGTTAATATAACGATCCGCTTCCTGAGCCCCGGCCCCGAACTGGTTAAGGGAAAGAGCCAGAGTGCGGGTTGCATCTGGCAAAGTTGATCCTGCGGCCTGGGCAAGCGTTAGCGCGCTCTTTGTCGCCTCAGTAAGTCCGTCTGCGGTCTGAAGAAGTTCAGGTTTAGCGGACGCCATCAATTTCAGGGCTTCCACCGCCTGGCTCGCACTGTACTCAGTGCTACGCCCCATCTCCTGGGCAGCTTCATCAAGCGATTTTAACTGGGCACCTGTAGCGCCGGTAATAGCCGAAAGGTCGGATAAAGCCTGTCCGTATTCACGCGTGGTAGTAATGATGGCGCCAAGTGATAAACCGGCACCGGCAAATCCCGCCAGGCGACCAGCAACACCCGCGATGGTTTTCCCCATCCGGGAATAGGCTTCATCTGTCTTTTTAGCATCTTCCTGTGCGTTACGGTTGAAACGCTTTGATGAGTTCTCAGCATCACCGTATGCACCCATCAGCTGAGATTTAAAGTTGGCTGCGTTGAGATGCAGCCCGACGGCAAGGGAAGCAACGTCAGCCATTACATTAACGCTCTCATTACTGCCGCACACTGATCGTCAACATTACTGACTACAGCAGGAGGCGGGGTTTCAGGAGTCGGAGAAATTTCTTCACCGGGTCGGCTTATGGCACCAGTACGCAGAAAATACGCACGCCAGTGAAAAAGGGTTTCTGCCGGAAGTGAAGCAATCTTTGAAGGGTCAGGCTCGCCCCAGCGGTCAGCCAGCCAGAAAATCAGCTCAAGCCAGGGCGAGCTCGTTAGTTTTTTTCCGCGTCTTCAAGCTTGCCCAGCGCATGTTTTTTTACTGTGGCGATTGCATCAAGGAGCGCCACGTTGTCATGAGTTTGAAGAAGCTCGGCTGCGGTAGGTTTGTCTTCAGCTGCGATTAGGCTGCCATCGGGATGGACAAGACAATCGACGATCAACTGCACACTGATCTCTGAAGCTTTACGTGCATCTTCTGCAATCTGACTGTCTCGCAGCGCTTCTTCATGATCGATGAGTTCTCCCGCGGTCATGCGGCGTAGATAAACGGTGGTGCCAAAAATTTCGGCGGTAACAACGGCGCTTTTAGGCTTCAGAAGTGCGGATTTAAGTGCAGAAACATCGATGGTAGACATAGTTTTTCCTGAGAGTTAGATAATAAAAGGCCACCAGGAGGTGGCCAGTTAGTAATGCCCTGATCAGCTGCCGGCAGCCGTGCCCCAGGTAATATTGTTCTGTTTTCCCTGAACAGTGATTTGAATGACTTCACTTGCCGGAGCGGTAATTTCATTCATCTGCCAGCCAGACAGGGCCAGAATCATGTTCGCCGTTCGACCATTTGGCAGCTCAACGTAAAACTGTACGGTTTCCCGGTTCTCTGCTGCGTTGAGGAAATCAGCAAAGTCCTGGTTGGCTGGATCGTCAATAAAGCCCAGCGATTTTTCAGGGCCTTCAGGCAGGTCAGAGATAAACTGTTTACTGGTATCGATCAGCGTAGTGCAGTCTACAAAGCTGCCCGTCTGTCCTGTAGCTCCCAGCGCTTTACAGTTAATGAGTGGTTTCATTGTTGCTACGTCGCTGCCCGCAGCACCCCACATAACGACGGTGCCAGCAGGCAGCATCGCGTACTCTGGCGAAGTTTTATCAGCCATAATTTCTCTCTCTTTGAAGGTGGCAGCGAGCGCTACCGGTGGTTTTCAATTCGGTCGCGTATTTCTATCGCAAGGATGCGCAGAACTTTCGCTTTCTGATAATCGAGCGCCGGACGAATGAAGGGACTTGCGACTTGCTTTACGGTTCCCATCTCCTGAGCCAGCGCTTTGATGAAGTGTTTTTTACTCGGGCCAACGCGAAGATAAACAACTGCATTGCCCTTTGCTTTCGAAGAGGATGAGCGGATTTTAATTGAATCGCGCATGTGCTCATCTTTCGCCGATTCGTCGTAACCAGCATGCGCTTTCATATCCTCCAGAACGGGCTCAAGTGCAGCTTTCCCGGCCTCCCGTAAAACCTGCGTACCAACCTTTTCACCAAGGGAAAGTAATTGGCGTTCGAGTTCCTGAAGCCCTTTAACTTCCATGCGAATCATGATGAGTCCTCATAAAAATAAAGCACGAAATCTCGGGTAAGCCTGTACTGAACCTGATTGCTGGTAAGGGTTGTTTTGTCCTGAAGTATATTCCCACGCTGAATGTACTGAACGGGATAACCTTCAAGCTCTCCGTGGACAATACTTTTCCATTGAGACCAGATAGCCTTATCCAGTTTCACCAGCCCGGTATAATCATCCACTTTGTACATTGAGATTTGAAAACGACCAGCAATAAGCCCTGTTCGTACCATTCCCGTTTCAACTTCCGGGTCTGATATCCGCTGGAATGTAATACCGTTTTGCTCGCTGTCTGGTAGAAGAAGAGGATAAACAGTCATCCCGGAAAGACGCTCAAGCGAGATTTTAATTGCCTGTTCTATCATGTCGTATATCCCGTTCAGCCGTTATTACACATCGATCAGACTTGCTACGATCAACGGCGCGAACTGTATAGACATCATCATTCCACGCTATTTTCCAGTCAGTTTGGACGTCTGAACGCACCCTGATAGTGAATAACCAGGTTTCAACAACCTGTTGTTGATCCAGTGTGCGAATTTTTCTGTTAGAAACATTCTCAGCCCTGGCCCAAACAGTAGCGACCACGACGGGGCCACCTGGAAGCGGTTCTCCCAGTGGCCCTCGCTGAATTTCGAGTTTTTGTAATACGATGCGTTTATCAAGCTCGCCAGCACGCAATGAACTCATAGGCCATATATCCTGTAAGGCTGAAGAAGAGCCTCCACAGCTAATGGAACCTGAGACACGGTTTCACCTATAACTACCGATTCCCTGTTTGCATACCAGTGACCGATAAGCAGTAGCATGGCTGCCTTAACATCATCATTGAGCAGTATCGGGTCCGGGTCGTCAGCGTAGCCAGGGCTGCTTTCCTTTTCATAGAGCGTTCGGCGTGTCCATGTCTGGACGTACCGGGCCGCCGCACCTGTGTAAATCTCCAGCAGAGCATCATCACCCGTAAAGTCGGTATCAATGCGGCAATGCTGTTTCACCACATTCTGATCAAGCATTTGTTTGCCCCGAAAAAAGCGGCCCGAAGGCCGCAATAGTTATCAGCTACCCGCGCCGGTGCTGAATGAACCGTACACGAACGCCTCAGGGCGTTTCACAGCCAGCGCCAGACGTTCTTCGCAACGGATGGTGATCATGTTTTTCTCGAAGTCGTCGGCGTTCTCTGTGGAGATAACCACGTTCGCATCTTCGCGGTCGAAGATTTGCGCACCAGCGTTAAATGCACCGGTCAGGAATTTCCCCTGGAAGGCTGCCGCTTCCGTTGCAACAACCGGCAGGCCCCACAGAGTCGGACCAGTCAGCGCCGCAGGGTTAGCCAGAATGTAACGACCCAGGCTGTCTTTGGTCAGCTCGATCCGCGCCCAGTCAATGAAGTGAAGAACATGACCAGACGCCGGGAAGCGCGCCAGCTGTGCCTGCAACATTGCCAGTCGCAGATCGTCAATCCCGCTCTGCTGTTCGACAGTGAACGCCGGATTGAACGCTGACGCCTGAGGAACGATGCCGTGCAGATGAACGCCGGTACCATCACCGAAGAGAATTTCCTGCTCTTCTGCATACTTCAGTCCGTAGCGCATTTCGGCATCAACGGTGGACTGCAACTGTGCGAAGTCATCCAGGATCTGCTTTGAAGCTTTGAACAGGTGCGCGATGGTGCTGACGCCAGTGATTTTCGGCGTGAACTCAATTTCGCTGTATGGTTTCTGCGTATTTTCAGGAACCACTTTCGCGTTATTGGTAAAGCCTGTCTGCTGCACCCAGAAAATAGCTGAGGAGGACGTACGGCCTGGAGCAATCAGATCGCGGATGAACAGGCGCTGTTTCGGTGCCGTATCAATACCCGGCAGGCGCTGTGGCTCCACAACACCATCAGGCACATCCACCGAAGTCAGGGCGGCCTTAACCGGGATGCTGATGCGCTTACCGCCTTCCACGCTGGAAGCAAAGGTTTTCAGGGCTTCAGCGGAGATCACCTGGTGGCCAACGGACTCGACAATCTGTTTTGCGTTTGCCAGCGGCATCTGGGCAACATGTTGCTCCAGTTCGCCCATTGCGGCCTTCAGGGTTTTTTCAGCTTCACGCAGCGCATTGAACTCAGAAGCCATTTTATCAACCGCAGCTTTTGTTTCTTCTGACAGCCTGCCTGACTTCTGCGCCTCTTTGAGTGCGTCTTCTGCTTTCGCGTTGAATTTGCCGGTTGCCTCTTCAATGCTGGCAGTGACTTTTTTCAGAATTTCGTTTACTTCAGACATAAAGGGTCCTTATTTGACTAACGCCGCAAGAGCGCTTTCAAGTGAATTGAGGGTTTCAGGTTTGATATCTTCGGCAGCGCCCGGCGTACCGTCGTTGGTGGTGACAGCGCCAGGCATGCCACCGGATAAGGCTTTAATGAGTTTTCTGCGCTCAGAGCGCGGGGTGTTGGTTTTAGCCAGCAGCGCATCAAGTTTGCGAAGCGCAGCCGCGGGTGATTCATCGCCATCACTGACCGCATCAGCAGAAAGCAGGCTATCTGCCAGTCCCTTCGCCACAGCGTCACTGCCACCGATATAACTCTCGGCATCCATCAGTTTCTGAACAGCTGCCATATCAAGGCCGGAACGCGCCGCGTAGATGTCTGCCATAGCGTTATCGAAGGGCTCCAGAGACTGTGCCAGTTCCGCAAAGTCATGGCGGTTACCCATCGCGTAGACCCAGCAGTTGTGGATCATCAGGAAGGCACCACGGCCGATCTGAATTTCATCCCCGGCCATCGCAATGACCGAGGCGGCGCTGGCGGCAATACCGAGCACCTTCACCGTCACACGGCCTTCGTATTCACGCAGAAGATTGTAGATGGCCAGGCCTTCGAACATGTCACCGCCAGGGGAGTTGATATTGACCGTGACGTCGGCGCCATTCATTGCCCGTAGTGCGCCGGCGATACGTTTGGCTGTTACGCCTTCACCCCAGTAGTCCTGCCCGATCACATCAAAAACAGAAATACTGTTGTCGTCAGTGGCCGCCGCTTTGATCCCGCCGTCCCAGCGGTCCAGTGCGGACGGTAATGTTTCACAGGTAACGCGCGCGCAGGGGCGACCCGCCGGTGCTACCGGAAGTTGTTTTTTGCTCATCAGGAAAGTGCTCCTAAGCGGCCTGTTTCAGCGGAGATTGTTCAAAGGAAATATCGGGGAATACGTGGTTATGCAGTTCTCTCAGGGCCAGAGCCTGAACAGCAGGATTGCTGCTTTCGAGATTTTTCAGTTGCGTCAGGTTGAGCTGAACGGTGTAAATGTCACCCCCTTCAATCGGTGGCATATTCTCAAGACGGCGCACGTCATTGCGGGACATCCACCCATTCTGGAGCGCGCTGGTATAGTACGCAGCACGGCCCGCGCTGTCGGCGCGCAGCAGTCCTTCTACAGAGAACTCCGCGAACACCTCATCATCGCTGTCCAGCAGGCACCGTCCTATTTCCTGTTCTATGTTCACCAACAGGGGTCGCAGGGTGTGCGTCAGGAACTGGAGGTTCATGCCCTCCAGACTAGATGCCCAGCTGCTTTGCTTCGTGGTGTGACCGACCATGAAAGGCGGAACGCGAAACCAGCGACAGATTTCCTCAATACTGAAAGAGCGGCTTTCCAGCATCTGGGCGTCTTCGGGATTCATGGTGACGCCCTGGTACTTCAATCCGCCTTCAAGCACCATGATTTTCCCGGCGTTTTTTGAACCGGTAAATGCAGCCATGTAGCTGCGAAGTCTTTCACGTTGTTCGTGATCCAGCGCACCCTCAGCGGAGAGAAAACCTGAACTCTGAAGCCCCTGTTCAAAAATCTTCGCGGCAGACTCCTCAACCGCCATTGCAGAACCGATCACATCCCGCCCTGTTTTCATCGGCATCATGCCGCAAACACCGTCAAGACCGAACCCGCGAATGTGCATGATGTTTTTGACGGGAATGACGCGCTCGTTACCGTTTTCAGTGTATTTGTATTCCAGCGCCCCGGTCGTGAGACGTTTAACCACCATGTTCTGCGGCAGCAAAGGCACCAGCGAAACCAGGCGGTTTGCGATGAATTTCTTCTCAATGAAGGCGTTCCCGCGCAGGCAAATACTGGCGACCACCATCAACATAAAGCGTGATGGTGTCATTTCTGAATTGGGTCGGCGGCACAGTATCGAATAGGCCGGATGATCGGTTGCCGCTTTACGCGAACCGTCAGG